GGCTGATGCCTGCGGCTGTCGGAGCCTCTCGAGGAGATCCCGATCATCAAGATTGGGGCGGAGATCCGCGTCTGGACTATAGTAGGGGCCCAATTGGGCGCCTCTCTTTAAAGTATGAGCCCGGGAAGGTTCGGATATTTGCGATGATCGACTACTGGTCCCAAGTGTCCCTGAAACCCTTTCATGACTTTCTCTTGAAAGTCTTGAAGGGCTTATGTCGGGGCGACGTTCGTTTGGACGGCACTTTCGATCAGGTGGAGACGGTAGAGTATCTTCGATCTCTAGCGGCTTCGCCTGGGCGTAAGTTCTGGTCCTACGATCTATCGTCAGCGACCGACCGGTTTCCACGTGGGGTTCAGCGGGTAATCATACAAGCGCTTTTCAATGAGGAGTTGGGAGTTCTATGGGAGACTTTGATGGCAGGGAGAGATTTTTCTATTCCTGTCTTAAATGACTGGTGTGTGAAGGGGAAGTACAAATCGTACTTCTCCGAAAACAATCCGGTATCAAAGGTTCGATGCTGTCGGACAGCCTATGGGGGCCTACTCTTCGTGGGCGGCGTTTTCTATCTCCCATCACGCACTCATTCAATATTGTGCGTATTTGGAGGGCCATGAGGGCTGGTTTGAGAGTTATGGTATTTTGGGTGATGATATCGTCATAGGGGACGGTAAAGTCGCCAGACGATACGAGTACATGTGTCGGAAGTTAGGTGTTACGCTTAGCCTAGCTAAATCGCTACCAGGAGTACGGGGGTCTTTTGAGTTTGCGAAGCGCATGGTCCTACGTGGGGTCGATGTTACCCCTCTATCATTCCGTGAGTTCGCGGTTTCTAACCGTTCGCTAACGTGTATGATGGAGTTGGTAAGTCGATGTGCCTCGTTAGGGCCTATTCGCCTGGCGTCAGTATTACGATCGCTTGGATTTGGTTACCGGTCTACGGCCCGACTGACGCAAAAGTTGGAAAGTATTCCGGGGCGGAAACTAAGAAATACCATTCTTGCTCTTTTACACCCAGCTTCGCCTTTCGGGGCGAAACACTGGGACGCCTGGTTCGGGATTTCGACTGCGGTCGAATTCGGGACTGTGGCAGACCAAGCCACGCAGGGCGTGATTCAGTCTGTTGTCGACTTTTATAAGTCTTCGCTTCGTCGGGAGTTAACCCGATTCGCCGAATTGAAAGATTGGGTGATGAAGGTTAATTATCCGGCGTGGTTTGAGATTATGAACCGTATGGTGAATGATGTATTTCAGTCACCAGACGTGTTTGGAGTCGTTCGCGGTGCTATAAGTGTAAGCGCCGTGATGCAGATGAAGGAGGTAGAAGAGTGGGTCGCTCAACCGGTAGAGGGTACGCTTTCTGAGATTTATAGTCAGTACCGGGACTATTTCGCAAGGCTTCAAGCCTTGCGCCCCGTTGCTGACGTATTGACCCGCCCGAAGGCTAAGGACCCGCATTTCATGTTCAAAGAACTTGATATGTGGTATCGTTGCCGTCGGGTGGCTCGGAAAGTGGCCTCCAGGGCAACTACTTCAGATAAGTAGAGGCGATCCCGGAGAAAGTCTGGGGTAGTTGTCGGTGGATAAAACTCACGAGTGGACCAATTTGGTTCTTGTGTGCTCTTCCCTAGTCAAAGACGCAGCGATGTGATCGGAGACCAAAATTTTAGTGGTGATCTAACACCTACGGTCTGGCCGAATAAGGTGAAGTTAGCTTTGCCTGGGGAGGCCAGATTAGTCCCCCACTCATTGTTATTTATGTAAGTCGTAAGCCCGG